ACGTCAAGTGCACAACGGCATTTCGATGCGTATTGTTCGTCAGTACGACATCAACAATGACCGTATGCCTTGCCGTGTTGACGTGCTTTACGGCTTTAGCGTAATTCGTCCGCAAATGGCTGTCCGTATGTGGGGCTAAACAGGCTGGGGCTTAGGCCCCCGCTTGTTGTTTTAACTTATTCTGAAAGGAAAAATCATGCTATATCAAACTTCTGACGGCAACGTCGCTGAGGAAAAGTCGCTAGGCGGTAACGTTCTGCTTTCTGAGACGGGCGCAGGGCTGTACTTTTTCGACACGGCTATCACAGCCAACACCACCACCACGACCGCTGCTGCGGGTTCTATTGGTGTTACAACCAATGCAACTGGTGTAGGCAAGTTGTTCATTTCTGATGGCGCTAAATGGCAATTTGCTGTTGTAGCCTAATTTAATGCCCCCGCCCTTCGGGGTGGGTTTTTAAAGGAAAAGTTATGTCAAACTCACAAGCCGTAGGCGTTGCGTATAGCGACCCTGAATTTCAAACTTGTTATGCTAGACGTGAAATTGGCTACGCGGCAAGTGCAAGCGGCGACGTTACACAGCTCACAAACAAAACCACAGGAATTACATTAAATGCCCCCGCAGGTCGCATCACACTAAACAATGCTTCTTTACCTTCCTACGACACCGCGGTGTTTCGGGTAACAAATGATACTATTTCACCTAAAGATGTAGTCATTATGAATATCGGCGCGGGGGGTACGGTTGATGCTTATTGGACTTACCTTGCGGGTATCGGCGCAGGCTACTTTGATGTTGGCATTTACAACAACACAGCAGGCGCGTTAGCTGAATCAATTACACTTAACTTTGCAACATTGCATTGCCAATGCGCGAGCTAATTTTTACTTTTAAAGGCTACTTATGCCAGTTATTTATCTGCAACACCCTAAGCACGGCGCAAAAGTAGCCATTTCAGACCAAGAAGCCCAACAAGACATTAAAAACGGTTGGTCGGTCTTTGACCCTAGCGCAACAATTAAACCTGCTGATGACGCTCCTGAAGCGCCACAAGCCACAGATACGCTTATAATTAACCAATTGCCTGCACAGCGCGGGCGTAGACGCAAAAACGCAGACACGCAAGAGGAATAAGCTATGGCTACTGCTGGTGATATTATTAACGGTTCGCTACGGCTTATCGGTCAATTAGCCGAGAGCGAAGTGCCCTCAGCAGCCGCAGCGCAAGACTCACTAGACGCCATGAACCAGATGATTGAAAGCTGGAACACGGAACGCTTGGCGGTTTACGCAACACAAACGCAAATCTTTACTTGGCCAATAAACGTTGTGACCCGCACGCTTGGGCCTACGGGCGATTTTGTAGGCGTGCGGCCGGTTAAGATTGACGATTCAACGTTTTTTAAAGACGGGTCTTCAGGCTTGTCTTTTGGCGTTAAGTTAATCAATCAAGAGCAGTACAACGGCATTGCGCTAAAGTCTGCAACAAGCTCATACCCCGAAGTGATGTTTGTCAACGAAACGTATCCTAACGTTGAGATGACAATCTTTCCCGCGCCCACAAAACTTCTGGAATGGCACATTGTTTCGGTGTTAGCGCTTACCCAGCCCGCAGATATCGCTACTAGCTTGGCGTTTCCGCCAGGGTATTTGCGGGCGTTTCGCTACAACTTAGCGTGTGAGCTAGCGCCTGAGTTTGGCGTTGAGCCAAGCCCACAGGTGCAACGCATCGCCATGACAAGCAAGCGCAATTTGAAGCGCATCAACAATCCCGGCGACATCATGTCCATGCCATTCCCGTTAATGGGGCGGCGCCAAAGATACAACATATTCGCTAACAATATCTAATGAAAACGCCGATACTCGGAAGTTCTTATGTAGCTCGGTCGGTCAACGCGGCAGACGCTAGAATGATTAACTTGTTCCCTGAAGTTATCCCCGAAGGCGGTAAAGAGCCCGCGTTCTTGCAGCGCGCGCCAGGGCTAGAATTTCTACAAACCGTAGGCACTGGGCCTATTCGTGCATTGTGGTCTAGCCAAACAAACGCCAATACTTTTTATGTTGTCAGTGGCACAGGCGTTTACAAGCTAACGGGTTTGACCGCAACGCCTACACTTGTTGGCAATCTAACAGGTACAGGCCCTGTATCTATCGCGGATAACGGCACACAACTGTTCTTTGCCTGTAATCCTGATGGGTTTATTTACAACCAGTCAACTAACGTATTTGCCCAAATTATAGACCCTGATTTTGAGGGCGCGGTGACAGTCTGTTACCTAGATGGCTACTTTGTATTTAACCAGCCCAACAGTCAAATTATTTGGGTAACGCAACTGCTAGACGGTACATCCGTTGACCCTTTAGACTTTGCAAGTGCTGAAGGCTCGCCTGACGGTGTAGTAGCGCTTATCGCTGACCATCGAGAACTGTGGGTGTACGGCACGGACACGGTTGAGGTTTGGTATAACCAAGGGGGCGCTGATTTCCCTTTGCAACGCATACAAGGCGCGTTTAACGAGATTGGTTGCGCGGCGGCGTTTACTCCCGCCAAACTAGACAATGGTTTGTTTTGGCTTGGGCAAGACGCTAGAGGTCGTGGCATTATCTACCGTGCCAACGGCTACACAGGTCAACGTGTTAGCACCCACGCGGTTGAGTACTCAATACAAAAGAATTTAAATATGAGCAATGCGGTAGCTTACACCTACCAGCAAGACGGCCATGCTTTTTACGTGCTGAACTTTCCTACGGCCAACATTACTTGGGTGTATGACGTAGCAACGCAAGCCTGGCATGAACGCGCAGGGCTTAATAATGGTTCGTTTACCCGTCATCGGGGCAACAACCAGTGCAATTTTCAAGGCAACATTGTTATCGGCGACTACGAAACAGGCGCTATTTACAAGTACAACCTAAATGTTTACGCTGATAATAATGAGCCGCAGAAATGGCTACGCTCATGGAGAGCGCTACCTACAGGGCAAAACAACTTAAAGCGTACCGCACAGCACAGTTTGCAACTCGATTGCGAAACCGGTGTAGGGTTAAATGACGGCCAAGGTAGCGACCCTGCTGTCATGCTACGTTGGTCTGATGATGGCGGGCATACATGGTCAAACGAACATTGGCGCTCAATGGGCAAGATTGGTGAGTACGGTTACCGCACTATTTGGCGCAGGCTTGGCATGACTGAAAAGATACGCGACCGAGTGTACGAGGTAAGCGGTACAGACCCAGTTAAGATTGCAATTATGGGCGCTGAATTAATACTGAGTCCGACTAATGGCTAATACCGTACCCATTACCCCGCCGCGAGTGCCGTTAGTCGATACGCGCACGGGTGATGTATCGCGTGAATGGTATAGGTATTTCTTTAGCCTTTTTACTATTACGGGTTCGGGTACAGGTGTATTTCCTGTAACAAGTGGCGGTACGGGGCTTAATACTATACCAACAAACGGGCAATTGTTAATCGGTAACGGTTCAGGCTACACGCTTAATACGTTAACCGCAGGGCAAAACATTGCTATCGGCAATACGGCTGGGGATATAACCGTTAGCTTTGACGGCATTTTGCCATTGCTTAACGGTGGCACGGGCGCAAATAACGCAGCAGGCGCTCGTACCAATTTAGGCGCGACAATAATTGGTAGCAATTTATTTACTTTACCCGACCCATCCGCCGTAACTTTCCCCCGATTTAATGTTGACAATACTGTATCGCCTTTAAACGCTACGGGCTTTCGCACCGCCATAGGCGCAGGAACGGTCACAAGCGTAAACGGCGCGGGTTCAGTAAACGGCATTACGTTGACCGGTACAGTTACTACAAGCGGTTCTTTAACGCTTGGGGGCGCGTTAACTGGCGTTGATTTAACAACTCAAGTAACAGGACTTTTGCCAATTGCTAACGGCGGTACGGGGGCATCAACGGCGGCTGACGCTCGTACTAATTTAGGTTTAGGCACGATGGCTACCCAAAATACCGGCGCTACAGGAACTTTTCTGAGCGGCGATTTAACACCTAAAACCATAACCGTTGTTAACGGCATTATTACAAGTATTGTTTAAGGTAAAGTAAAATGGAACAAACTATATTTAACTGGGTAGTTGCTTTTGCTGGCGCTTGCGGTGGATGGGTACTCAAAATTATTTGGGATGCAATTACCAACCTTAAAGACGACATACGTCAGATAGAACGTGATTTGCCTGAAGTGTACGTGCGCCGTGATGATTTTAAAGAAGCCGTTAAAGAACTAAAGACAGACATGAAAGAAGGCTTTAACAAGGTTGATACCACCCTTGCGCTTTTGTTTAAGAAGTTGGATGGTAAAGAGCCAAAGGATTAAATGTGCAAGTAACGTACACCGGTATCTTAGCCAAACTTAACCCAGCAAAAGACTTGTACGGTCTTCTGGGGTTCGGTGAGCGCGGCTTAGTTGACCCTACGGCTATGCAGTCCAAAGTTGTTGCGCTGCAAGATGAGCTGCTAAAGATGGAACAAGCAGACGTCAAGACAACGCACCGGTTTTTGCCTGGCGTCTACGAACGAGAGATTGTTGTGCCGCCGTGGACAGTATTGACCGGCGCTGAACACAAGACAGACTATAAAGTGCGGCTGGAAAAAGGTACGATAGCAGTAAACGTTGACGACAGCGTGCGAGTGCTGACCGCGCCGTGTGAATTTATAGCCAAAGCAGGCGCCCAACGAGCAGGCCGGGTGTTTGAAGAAGAAGTTGTTTGGGTGGATGTGTACGAAAACCCAGACGATTGTACAGATATACCAACGCTAGAAGACCGGCTTTACGTGGTGCCTGACTGCGGACTAGCAGACAGCAGAACCGAAGTGCAAAAAGCCAAGATTGACTTTAATGCGTTTCTCCATCAAACAGGGTTAACGCAAGCCAAGATAGATCAGATAGTACACATAACGTCGGACTTAGTAGATATGCCAGAGGGCGTTGCGGTAGAACTACGTGATTCGCCTATACACGGCAGGGGGCTGTTCGCCGTTAAAGATTTTGCAGCCGGGGAAACAGTTTGCCCCGGCAGACTTGACGGGAAGCGAACGCCGGGCGGTAGATTTATTAACCATTCGGCTGACTGCAACGCCGCGCCGGTGAAAGTAGACAATGATATTTACGTCGTCGCGATTGCGGACATATGCGCGGGCGACGAACTATTGGTAGATTACAGGGCTTCAATGAAGGTCAATTTTGGCCTAACGTATTAAGGAAAAATTATGTCGGGGATGATAGCTGCGGCTGCGGTGACTGTTGTTGGAGGCGTCCTTCAATCTAAGTCGGCAGGCAAAGCGGCCAGCACACAAGCTGACGCCGCGCGCGACGCTGGAGCGTTACAGGCTGAGTCAGACCGTCAGTCGTTAGCACTGCAACGGGAAATCTTTAATCAGCAACGTGCTGACATTGCGCCGTTTCGCCAAGCAGGGTTGACGGCGCAAAACCAATTGATGACCTACTTAGGGTTAGCCCCTACGGCAGGCGGCATGGCGCCTATTACGCAGTTTGACGAAGCAGGCTATAACCGCGCCATGGATAGCTACAACCAAGGCAGCGGCGGCGAAGGCGGCGCGCGGACGTACATAGACCTAATGTTCACCCCCGCGCTCGCCGCAGCAGCAGGCGCTGGGATAGCCATGCCAACCCGTGAGCAGTTCACCACGACAATGCAAGCCGATCAGCTAAACGTTGACCCTAATGCGGCAGACTTTGGTAAGTACGCACGCGACTTTGGTATGCAGGATTTTCAACAAGACCCAGGCTACGCCTTTCGGATGTCCGAAGGCATGAAAGCGCTTGACCGTCAGGCTGCCGCCCGTGGGGGCTTAATCTCAGGCAGCGCGCTCAAAGCTGCCCAGCGGTTCGGGCAAGACTTAGGCTCGCAAGAGTACGGCGCAGCGTTTGACCGGTATCAAGTAAACCGAACCAATCAGCTAAACCCGCTGATGGGGTTGTTTGGCGCAGGTCAACTGGCCACCAATACTTTAGGTGGTTATGGGGCAAATTTTGCTTCAGGCGCAGCCAACACCATGCGTACAGGCGCAACTGCCCAAGCCAACGCGCTAGGCGCTGCTGGCCAAGCTCGGGCGTCAGGGTACGTGGGGCAAGCCAATGCGCTTAACGCAGGGCTTAGCGGCATCAGTAACCTTGCAGGGCAGTTTAGCGCCATGCGGGGGGCGGGCCCATACGGGTTTTCCGGCTCACCGTCGATATACGGCTCTGGCCCTATAACTTCTAGCACTAACTATTTCGGGGAATAACATGGCTTTAGTTAACCCAAACATCGCCCTAGCGGGCACGCCGGTACAAGTACCAAACTTTCTCGGTATGCAGGCGACGGCCGCGCAAACGCAAAATCAGCTCGCGCGCACTGACATCATAAAAGACGTAGCGGCCACAGAAAAAGAAGCCAATACTTACAGCACGGCCTTATCGCGGTCTAAAGACGCTTTGCGGTTTGTTAACTCGCCCGACCAGTATTTGGCTTGGATGGAGTCTGGTTTTAACGACCCAGTGCTTGGGCCCGTCTTGCAAGGTATGGGCGTTGACCGGCAACAAGCAATATCTGGCGCTA